CCAGGAGCGCGCCTGCGATGGGGTTTCCGGGGGCCTTCGGGCCTCGGATACTTGCGAGCAGCACGCCCGCGAACCGCTCCCGTCCATCGCTGCTCTCGGCATCGGCCCCGGGGGTGTACGGCCCGTACAGGCCCGTGGCGGTCACCCGCCCCAGGGGCAGGCCGGAGGGAAGCCACCCTGTGCGGTACACCTCGGCGGGGATGAGGGAGGTGTCCAGGGTGACGGTGCGCCCGGTGTCGGTGCCGTGCGCGCTACCGAGCCAGGACTGGTCCTCGGAGCCGATCGACTCCTCGGTGATGCTGAGATCCAAGAGGTTTTCCTACTTCCTGAAGTTGGCGTACAGATCGCGGCCCGACTGCACCGAGGGTGTGGTGTCCGGGGCCGGCCGCGGCCCCTGCTCCAGGTCCGGGGCCGCCTGCCGCTGCTCCTCCTGGCCGCCCTGCTGGGCAGGGGCCAGGGCGATGAGCCGCTCCACGGTCGCGGTGATCGCCTCGGCGTCCGGCTCGCCGTCCTCACCGACGAACTTGCACAGGTTCAGGTCCTCGACCAGGGCCTCGAATCCGGCGACCTTCCCAGCGGCGGCGGCCCTGAGTTCGGCGGCGGCCAGGCGCTGACCGAGCCGGGTCCGCTCGGCCGAGGCGCCTTCCTTGCGTGCGGCATTGAGTGCCTTCTCGTCCGCGGTGGCGTTCTCCTCCTGGAGGCGCTCCAGCTCGGCGGCCTGCTCACGGAGCTTTCTCAGCTCGGCGGGGGAGGGCTGCTTCTTGAGGCGGTCCTCGTGCTTGCGGGCGTGGTGTCGCCAGTACGCGGCCTGCTCTTCGAGGGTCATGTCCTCGACCGGGGTGTTTTCCGGGAACCCCCGGCCGGTGGACGTGTCAGTGGACGAGCCGTTGCCCGTCTCAGTGCTGGTGGACATGGTTCCCCTTTCGGGATGGGTGGAGCCCGTGACGGGCGGTGGGCACGGCGAAGCACCCGCCATATGCGGGTGCTTGTGGGGGGCGCTACGAGAGGTCGGCAGGGCCGGCGAAAGTCTCTCCACGCACGGCGAGGACCGGTCCCAGTTCCCCGTGCTCCTGGACGACCATGAAGTTCCTGTAGTTCTCTCCCGCGAAGTCCTGGAACCTAGGGCCGAGGTCGCGGGAGATCGCCTCGTGTACCGCGTCGAGCAGGTCCTCGTCCGGCCCGGTCTCCTCCGTGAGAGGGCGCACCCCGCAGTCACAGCCCGGGTGGATCGGCATCAGGTCCTTCTTGCGGTACGTCTGCGTCGACGCGATCAGGCACAAAGCGCAGGTCTCCCCGCCCTTGGGGACGCGCGCATACCCGACCACCCGCTCGTCCTCTGCCAGGACATCCCGGACGGTGTGTGTGCGCACGAGCTGGAGATCCGTCGCCGAGATGGACGCGAGCCGGACCTGCCCGGCCTGCACCGCCTCGGAGAGGGGACGGCCCTGGGCGAGTTCGGCCCACACCTGCACGAACGGTCGCCGATACGTCTCCTCCACAGGGATGCCGCGCGGAGCCGGTACGGCCTCGATTCCGACCGGCGCGGCGACGAGGCCGAGCTGGTCCGCGAGGAACTGGGCGACGTAGGCGTCAGTGAGCGTCGCCATCGCCCCGTGCGCGGCGCTCACCACCGGCAGAGCCTGTTCGAGGAAGGCGTCCACGTCGCGGGTGTGCCACGACCCGAGCCCGCCGAACGTGTCCGCGAGCACCTGGAGGAGGACGGTGCGGAGCCGCTGGGTGGTGTTGGTGTACTCGGTGACGAGCGCGGCCTGGGTTGCCTCACTCACCGGTCACCTCGGCGGGCGGCTGCGCTGGCGCCAGGGCGCTGGCCTGGTTCTGGAGGGCTGCGGCGATCATCTGGTCCGCGGCGGCCGTGGCGGTGATCCGCTTGATCCGCGACAACGGCTCGCCCATGTCCTCCGCGATCACCGACAACGGGTAGCCGAGGCTCTTCTTCTTCACAGCGGCGTCGACCACCACGGCGGGGTTGAGCTGGCGGGGGTCGCGCCACCGCACTTCCGCCTGGGTGAGGTCGCGCTCCTCCCCGGCGATCAGGCCGGCCAGGCTGTTCACCATCTCCCAGGACTCCCCGAAGTTGCCGATGTGCTCCTGGACCTTCGCGATGTGCTGGAGGTCGAGCGCGGTCACCGTGTCCGCTGAGATGTTCACCAGGCTGGACAGCCAGTAGTAGGCGGGGGTGGAGGTGACCAGCAGGGCCGAGACGATGTCGGCCTCGTGCTCCTTGAGGAACATGGTCAGGTCGATCTGGGAGAACTCCCCGAACTGGGTGTTCTCCCCTTCGCTGGCCCATACGGTGTCTGGGCCGGGGGTGAAGGGCTGCTCCACCACCGGCTGGCCGGTGGCCGGGTCGATGACCTCCAGGCCGGTCGCCGGGTCGATCGCCCGGGTGAACTTGTGGCCCTTGACCCACTTCTGCTTGTAGGCGCTGTACCGGCCCGCCGTCATCCGGTTCAGGATGGAGAGGTTCAGCCGCTCCTGGATACCCATCGCCTGCGCGAACTCCGGTTCGGGGTCCTCACCGAGCTGCGGCATACACGAGAACGGCACCACCGTGATCCGCTTCCACGGATTCCGCTGCACCCCGGGAGGACCGTCGTCTGAGCGGGGCTGGCGGACCCGCCAGGACTCGCGCCCCCACGGCAGCCCCTGCCGTCCCGACAAGGGCTTCGTGGTCTCGTACCGGACGATCCACTCGCGGGTCTGCACCACGGCCCGGCCGACGCCCTCGATGTCGTCGCGCCACGCGCGCAGCGACGCGATCCCCTCACCGGTCGCGGGGTCGCGCTCGATGATGGCGTTCCGCGCGTGATCGAGCGTGATGAGCGGGCGGCGCGGGTCCTGCGGGTGCGGGCCGACCACGACGTAGGCCACCGACTGAGACAGCGCGGACCTGTACAGCTGCTTCTGGCGGGCGGGAAGCCGGTTGGTCTTCCACCACGTCCACGCGGCCTCATCGGGTTCCCCGTCCGGGCCCGCGATGCCAGTCACCGCCAACCGGTTCACACTCGAGTTCGCGATCAGGCCGCAGATGTTCGTCCGGGCGATCTCCTGGAACCGCTTGTACTGGTCCCGGAGACCCTTCGGCGGAACCGGGAGCGGAGGCTCCCCGGTGAAGTAGTCCCGCCACTCGTTGAGCTGGCCCTGCCGCGCCCGGAGTCTGCGCCCCAACCGGAGCAGCCACCAGTCCGGGGAAAGCGGGGTCTCATCCAGCACACTGGCCTCCTCTCCGTCAGAAGGACCAGCCGCCCATGACGGCGGGCTGGGCGGTGACGCCCCGGGCGATGCAGTCCATCCGGGCGGCGTAGGCGAGGATCATCGCGACCAGGGCGTCGATCTTGTTCGGGGAGCCCGCGTACTCCTTGGCGACGCTGATCCCGGACTGGCCCAGAACCCTGCGGCGCGCGTTGAGTACGTGGCGGGTCAGGGCCAGGTCGCCGTTATGGGACACGACGCGCTGGCGGACGGCTTCCTCGAAACGGGCCACCGCGGCGACCATGATCCGGTGCCGGTTCGTCCACCAATGGAAGGGCCGATCCGCGGTGGCACGGACCTGGACCCGGTCGCCGTAGGTGGCGGCCCAACGGTCCACATAGTCCTGCCAGTGCGCCGGGTCGCAGTACATCGCGGCGACGGTGAAACGCTGGAACGCCTTGGTGACGGCCGCGTTCACCTCGGCGCCGGGCACCGCCCAGTCCTCACCGGCCGGGCCCTCGGGCTTCTCCCACAGGCCCAGGAGTTCGGTGTGCCCGTCCGAGACCCGGCACGCCACGAGCGCGGTGGAGTCGTTGCGGATCGCGCCGTCGAACCCGAGCGTGACCATGTCGCCATCGGCCAGGGCGCGGTCCTCGCGTCGGCACGCACCCCACTCCGGCTGGGTCAGGTACGAGTTCTGGGCGTGGGTGACCTGGTTGAGGAAGTCCGCCCGCGCGGTCTGCGGGTCGGTCGAGGAGTCCATGATCGTGCCGATCAGGGCGTCCAGGTCCACGTGGCCGCCGTTGACGTCCGCGCTGTCGCCGTAGACATAGGCCAGGGCCTGGCGGAGCTCGTCACGGTCGTAGAGGTCGGTGTCCGCAGGGGCCTCGCGGGTGTCGTAGAACATCCCGTCGTCGAGGGCCTTGCCTTCGAGGATGCGGTGCCAGTCCCGCGCGGACATCTCCGCGACGCTGCCCTCGCCCGGGGTGTAGGCGTTGGGGGACTCCAGCGTGGATCCGCCGGTCTTCGCGGCGTTGATCCGGATCGTCTCCGCGAGCTTCGTGCCACGGTTGGAGCGGACCCACTCCTCGGACTGGTCCAGGACCGCGAAAACGGGTCTGTTGCCCTTGATCGTCCGCGCGGAGGAGGTGATCGGCTCGATCCGGCCCGCCCGGGGCAGGTTGACGAACCCCTCCAGAGGTTCCAGGCCCGGGTAGGCATCCAACACCGGACCCTGGAGCATCTCCAACAGCGGCGACCAGGTGTTCTTCGTCTGCGCCTCGGATACCGCCGCGATCTGCACCAGCGGCGTGCGCACCTCGGACCAGGGCTTGCCGACTGGTTGCCCCCCGGCGTCCCACCCGTCCGGGTAGACCGGGGCGAGCGCCTCCACGATCGAGATCGCCGCCAGCAGCGGCGACTTCCCCCACCCTCGGGGCCGGCACAGCACCGCGCGCCGGTAACGGCGGCGGCCGGTGCGCGGGTCGAGCTCGTAGAACTTCAAGATGAAGTCCTCTTGCTCGGGATACAGAACGAAGGGCTGGTAGTGGGCCCGGTCGGGGGCGGCGAGCATCTCGGCGATCCAGTCGATCACCATGTATCCGAGGGTGGGGACCTCGCCGGGGACGGTCGGCTTCCAGGGGATGGGCCATCACCCCCTGGTCAAGCTCCCTCGGCGTCCTTCGGCTTCGCGGGAAGGTCCCGGACGACCCCCATGTGCGCACCGCGCCGTTCCCGCGCGGACGTCCCAGCGGGGGTGGGACGTTTGGCGTCGGCCTCGTCCGCGGCGGCGAACTGCATCCTGAGCCTCGCCCTGTCCTCGACCGTCGCGCCGAACTTCGCGACCCGCAGCCGCAGCTCGGCGGCCACCGTGGTCTCCCCGGACCACAAGCGGGCGTGTAAGAGGGCGGTGTCCAGGAGGAACTCCCAGTCCGTACTGCTGAAGAGTTCGGCCTGGGCGCTGTTGCGCCACCGGTCCCACCACTCACGGGTCCGCTCGGGCCACTGGTACTCGACCAGCTCCTCACCGTCGTGCACCCGGAAGTCGGGCAGCTCGGGAGGCTCGGAGTGCTCGAACCGCAGGAGGGTCTGCGGGGCCGGTTCGGAGTTGCGCCGTGCTCGGCGGTTGGGGTCCTTCGGAGCAGGGCCTCGACCGGCCATGGTTGGTCCTCCTTCCCCGCTAGGGTTCGGCCATGTTCGATTGGTGGAGCATTGACCTGTATCTGCCGCAGCTTCTTGGCGCGGGGGTCACGGGTGTGCTGACGGGTGTGGTTGCGGCCGGGGTGGCGTGGTGGACTGCGAGGCACGAGGTGAGACAAGCGGAGACACGCCGCTCCTTGGAGCAGGCTGAGCGTGACTCTCAGGACGCGGCCTTGCGCCAGGACACGCTGAACCGGCAGGTGGTGTCCGAGCTGACCAATACCATGACCAAGCTGCTAGCAGCGATCCAGCGCAGAGATGATGTCGCTGCCGCTGACGCGGTCCTGTGGGCTGAGAGCCGGACCGTCCAGATGAAGGTCTTGCTGCACTCACGTGGCCGGGCTGACCTGTTGGAGTGGTTCGGCCAGGAGTGGGGAGGGACCTTGTCTCGCTTCCACGAGTTGATGCTGCCGAACCCTCAACTCGGACGTTGGGAGGTTCATGTTCCCGAGGACGAACAGTGGGAGGTGGAAGCCGAGTTGGTTTCCCTGGAGTGCGTGTTCGCCCGGTGGTCGACGCAGCCGGTCGAGGAGTGGTCGGCGGAAAAGCCTCCGCCCGAGCTGCTAACCGCGTTTCCCGAGGACATCCCGAGCCTGCCGCAGGAGCAGGACGGATAGGCCGGTCGGGGGAGTGTGGCGTCAACAGCTAGGGCTGTGACCGTGGGGCCGCTGCTGTCTACTGCCCGCTGGTTGTGGCGAGCCCCAAAATCCCCAGACCCGTACAAAACCCGGACGGCAGCACTTTCCCGGGGGCCTGGAGGGGCAGGAGGGGGTCCCCCCGGGCAAGGTTGTGATGCTTCATCGGGAAGGTGACGGGAACCAACAGAGGTGTTAGCCAGTCGTATAGGCATGACCACTGCTGTGCTTCATCCTGATGACGAACCTGAAGAGGCAGGGACAGGCGAAGCTGCCGATGTCCCGATCGAGGATACGCTCGACCGCTATAGGCAGTTTCTTCAAATACGTGAAGGCACTACTTATTCTGACTTGGCGCGGGCCTGGAATAGACCTTTGGGTACGGACCAGCTTTCCAGCTGGTTGCGAAGCTTTCAGGTACGTGCCGAGCCCACCAGCTGGTGGGGCGGGGATCAAGACTTTGGCAACCAAGCTGTCATAGGTCAACAGGAAAAGGTTGTGGACGATGCGCTTCTTCGTATGAGGCGCAACCTCTTGAGTGACAAGTCGGGCAGGCGATTGCCTCCCAGTGAGAGCCTGGAGAAGCAGCGTGAACTGCTCTCGACGATCGCTCAGGAACTTGTGGGCCAGCGTGAGGATGCTCGTCGTGGGGAAGCGGATGCGCTTGCTCGGGAGAGACGGTCGGATCGGCGCGCTGCTTGGAGCCTCGTTGTGACGGTGCTGGCCTTGTTGGTTCCGATCGTGCAGATGATGTTGAAGCTGCTCGGGATGGATGTCTAACGAGGAGCCTTCAGGTTGGCGCCGAGCTGCTCGGTCGCCCACACCCCGCGTTCGTCCCCGAAGGGAAGAGGCGAGAGGTGGCCGATGACCCAGCGTAGGGGCTGGGCGCGGTAGTACTCGACAGTGGCGTCGTGGTCGTAGGGGAGTTCCACCTCGGCGGGTGGGCATCCTGGGGTGCGCCACGCTACGGGTACGCGGAGGGGTTCGGGTGAGTCGCTCATGTGCCTCCGTGGGTTAGAGCAGGCCGGGGTGGACTTCGCGTGGGCGGCGTGGTGAGAAGCGGGGCTTCGCCGCGTTGGCTTCCCTCGCGGTCTTGCGGTCGTGGTGCCAGGAGCACAGCAGTTGGAGGTTGCGGAGGCGGTGGTTGTCGCGGTCGCGGATGTGGTCGACGTCCGTGCCGTCCTCGGCGCAGATGCTGCCGTCGGACATGCGCCACTGGCACAGGCCGTGGTCGCGTTCGATGACCTGGGCGCGCAGGCTCGGCCAGTTCGGGGGGAGTTCTTCGCGGCGTCGTGAGCCTTCCCAGCCGGTAGCGATGCCCACCACCCCCCGCTTGTTACGTTGTGTAGTTGTCCGCCCTGGGGGATTTCGGTACCCGACCGCTGTGCGTAGTGGCCGGCGCGGTGGTCAGCGGCCCTGTTCGGTGAGGGAGGCGGCGATTCCGACCAGGCCGACGAGGCTGAACAGGGCGCTGAGAACACCGGGGGCGATCCACCACCCGCCGAGGAGAACCAGGTAGACGGTCAGCGCACCGAAGATCGACGCGAGTCCCGCTCCGAGCAACACACCAGCGAAGTCCCGCCTGGGCGCACTCGGGGTGCTCGGGGCTTCGTCGTGGAGGATGGCGGCCTGGATCTGTACGCCCTGGTCGATGAGGGCTTCGACGGCGCGGCGGCGGGTGTCGTCGTCGGCGTTGATGGCGGTGATCAGCAGCGTGCTCATGGAACAGCTCTCCGGGGTCGGGGGAGAAGGGGGTGTCCTCCAGCGGGCTCGACATCCACCCGGGGAGAGGTGTGTGGGGGTGGTGGAGCCACACGCTGGAGGAC